GCAGGCGTGCCAAGAGACGCATCGGGGATGCCCCTATTCATGTCTATCGGGAGATACGCCGGTCAACACCGTAGAAGGAATGATCCCCATATCCGAGTTGGAAGGCCGAACCAACATCGGCGTGTTCACCTACGACCGAGAGGCGCACAAGGCCATCGTGTCTACGGCCAGCGTTGTTCGCAAGACTGGCGTGAACAAGCAGTTGGTTCGCGTGACGTTCGACGATGGGACGCATATCGACTGCACGCCGGACCATCGGTTTCTCGTGTTCACGGATAAGCACAGCGAATGGGAGGTTGAGGCCAACCACCTCAAGGCCAAGTCGCGAGTTCGGGCGATCAAAGAGTACCTGAATGGATCGAGTAGGCATTACGTGTGCGTCAGTTGGACGCGACGCGGACGAGAATTGAAGCACCGCATGATCGCGGCATGGATGATTGGCCGACCGCTGGCGTTCGGAGAAGAAGTACACCACATCGACAAGAACCCTCATAACAATCTGCCGGGCAATCTAAAAATCTGCCAGTCGAAGCAAGAACACGTCGCACTGCATCCAGAAGTTGCTGATCGTATGACGAGCAACAATCCGGCCAGCAACGGCCTTTCCGAAGAATGGCGAGAAAAGATCGGGTCATCCAATCGCGGCAAGGTTCGCAGCGAAGAATCGCGGGCACGGTATCGAGCGGCTGCGTTAAAGCGTGAAGCGTCCAAGACTGCCGATGAACGCTCGAAGCAAGCGTTGAAATCTGCCGACACGAAACGTGCGCTCGGAATCCCGATGGGCAATACGCTGCGGGATCAAGCGACTGGCCAGTTCACCGGAAACCATAAGATCGTGTCCGTCGAGCCACTACCCGGTTTGCATGACGTGTACTGCCTGGAAGTTCCAGAAACGCATTGGTTCTACGCCAACAATGTTCTGGTGTCGAATTGCACCTTTTGCGATTGGGGTTCCGCCACAATGAGTAAGGTGCGACGATTCGGGCACGATCGACTGACGAGCGAGTTCGAGTGGATGGGGCGGCATGGCATCGAGTTGCTTTACAACTGCGACGCTAATTACGGATTGTTTCAGGACGACGTGGCGCTCACCGAAAAGTTGGTCGAGACGAAACAGCGGTATGGCGCGCCGTCGAAGTTCCGTGCTGCTTACGCCAAGAACTCGAACGAGCGCGTGTACGACATCTCTAAGAAGCTCAACGACGAGGGAATGTGCAAGGGCGTCACGCTGTCGTTTCAGTCGATGGACGAAAGCACGCTCGACCTTATCAAGCGGAAGAACATGAAGTCCAACGACTTCAAGTCGCTCATCACGCTCTATCGTCGCGCCGGCATTCCAACGTACACGGAACTGATCCTTGGGTTGCCGGGAGAAACATACGACACGTTCTGCGACGGGATCACAACTCTGCTAGAGGCCGGACAGCATGACTCGCTCAATATCTACCACGCGATGCTGCTGCCCAACTCGGAGATGAACGTGCCTGCGTATCGTGAGTTACACGGCATTCGTGGCACGCGGACGCCGTTGCTGCTGCTGCATGGAACGATGGAACCGGGCGACATTCAAGAGTCTTACGACATCGTGACGGCGACCAATACGATGAGCGCGGACGATTGGGTCATGGCCAGCTTGTTCGGCTACGTCGTGCAGGCTTTCCATTGCTTGAACATTTCTCAGGTCGTGGCGGTTGGCTTGAGACACCACGAAGGAATGTCGTATCGTGCATTCTACGAAGGGCTGATCGAGTGGGTTGACGACCACCCGGATACAGAACTGAACAAACTGTTTAATCGCATCCTCAATATGCTTCTCGGCGTATTGGATGGCACCGCGACATTCGACCTTGGCGACCGATCGTTTGGCGACATCATGTGGCCTGTCGAGGAACTTCTGTTCCTGTGGGTCGTGTCGAGTAAAGACCGCAAGGCGGTTCTTGAGATGGGCGATTACGTGAAGGCGATCACTACCTCGAAGGTCGCCGATGACTTGCTTGGACTGCAATGGAACACGACGAAGTTTCCCGACGAGAAGTACGCGAGCGAAACCTACCTGTCGGCCAACTGGTGCAAAGCGTTGGAGTCGTGGTTGGTGAATGAGCCGGCCGAATTGGAGCATGACCGAATCATCATCACGGTCCCACCGACTGGATTGAAGCGTAAAGAGTTCGCCAAGCAGATCGTATGGTACGGCCGTAAAGGCGGTTCGATGTCAAAGTTATGGCAATACAACAAAACGGGAATGTACGCATGGATGTCGGATTCATCGGACTCGGAAAGCTAGGGCTGCCCGTGGCGCTTGCCGTCGAGTCGAAAGGCCACAGGGTCTACGGCTACGACGTAAGCCCCGCCGTCACGGATGCGATCAACGATCGCAAGTTGCGGTACACCGAGGAAGGCGCGGCGGCACTGTTGAAAAAGACGGCACTGCAACTTACGTCGGTCGCCGACATGGTGTCTAAGTGCGACATCATCTTCTGCGCCGTGCATACGCCGCACGATCCGAAGTACGAGGGTATCACGCCTGTACCGGATGAAGACGCCGATTTTGATTACCGGCACCTCAAAGATGCGTGCGCTGCCGTGTCGAGCGAAGCGACCCGCCAAGACAAGCCCGTCGTCATGGCGGTCATCTCGACGGTGCTTCCCGGCACCATTTACCGGGACATCATGCCAACTCTGTCCGACAACGTGTCCATCGTCTACAACCCGTTCTTCATTGCGATGGGCACGGCCATTCAGGACTTCTTGCATCCTGAGTTCGTACTGCTGGGAGTCCGGCGTAAGGAGGCTGCCGAATTGGTCGAGCGGTTCTACAAGACCATCACGGACGCGCCGGTGCGACGAATGAGCATTCCGTCGGCCGAGTTGACGAAAGTGGCCTACAACACGTTCATCAGCATGAAGATCGGCGTGGTCAACACGCTGATGGAGATTTGTCACAAGACGCCCGGCGCTAGCGTGAATGACGTGACCGACGCCTTGAAGATTGCCACGCGGCGAATCGTCAGTCCGGCGTACATGACGGCTGGCATGGGAGACGGGGGCGGCTGTCATCCTCGCGATAACATTGCGATGTCGTACTTGGCTGACAAGCTCAAGTTGAGTTTCAATCCGTTCCGTGCGCTTATGAAAGGCCGAGATGCCCAGGCCGAATGGCTCGCCGCCATCACCATGAAGGCCGCCAAGGAATCCAACTTGCCAATTGTCATCATGGGCCGGTCGTTCAAGCCCGAGACGAATATCGAGACTGGCTCGGCGGCCTTGCTCGTCGCCCACTACATCGACGGCGACTACAAGCATTACGACCGACTTCTGCCGGGCTATCCAGCGGTCTACCTCATCGCCACGCAGCACCAGCAGTTCGCCGAGGAAAAGTTCCCCATCGGGTCGGTCGTGGTCGATCCGTTCCGATACATCCCTGGATCACCGGGAGTACGACTGATTCGTATTGGAGAATACCTGTGACCTTCCCATCCATGCTTAGACGGCCGCCGCTGCGGTTCACCCACGACTTCAAGGCCGACTTGGCCGCGCTCGTCAAACGCATCTACGACGGGCCGCCGGTGGCCTTTACGAAGTTCGCGGACGGCGAGCGGCTATTGATCGACGGCGTGCCACACCAGCTCCGCAAGGCGTTCGAGGAATGGGACTCTGGCGATGCGCCAATTGCCAGCCGGATCAACGACGCCCTCGAAGCCGACCTACCGGGATACCATGTTGGTATCTCGTGCCCGTGCTGTTCCGACTCGTCAGGCTATAAGCATGGCGTGGCAGATTGGGAGTTCTACCGCAGCCGCGTGACGATGGACTTGGACCGGATCACGTTCGCCAACATCTTCGTCAACAGCAACTACCCGAAGTGGCTCGACGCTGTTCGTGGAATGCGAACCACGCTTGTGTCGTCGTCTGCCATGAGCTTGCCGGAGTTCCGCGTGCCAAAAAACGCCGTCAACACCGATTGGGACATCGACGGCCTAGTGACGCGCCTTGGCGACGAGAAGCATGTACGTCCGATCTTCGTCGCGGCCGGGCCGACGGGGTGCGTCATCGTGCATGAGTATTGGAAACGATATGGCAACAGAACCATCATCGACGTAGGCAGCACACTCGATCCGTTCATCCATAAGGCCGCGACACGCGGATACCACGACCCACAAAGTCCAAATCGCAACAAAACGTGCGAGTGGGACTTGAAAGCTACTTGACTTTAAGTACCAAACGATACCTAATTCATTCATACCACCTCCACGAATCGTCAAAATCCCCTCCTCGACGATCCGGGTCAAGCAGACATTCTCCCCTCCTAGCGTCTGCTGGTAGCACGGAAGTACATCTTCAATGGCCGTAGCCGAAGATTTCGGCTCGATGCTCGCTGCCAATTTTCAAGCAGCCGGTTTCGACCCGGAAAGTGATGCGCCTGTCATCACGGAAGCGCCTGACACTACCAATGCCCCATCTGGCGACGACCCGTCGGCGCTGATTGACAAGTTCACTCAGCCGCACAGCGAGCCGTCAGAACCGGCGAAACCTCCTGCGCAGACCTCTACTGCGCCCACCGAAACCACGCCTCCCGCAGCGCCGACTCCGCAGGTCATGGACTACCTGCGCGACAAGTATGGAGCGGACTTCTCCAAGAAGTACGCCAACGACGAAGCGTTTTTGCAGGGGGTGTTGAATGCCAACAAGCGACTCAGCGAACGCGATGACGACGCGGTGCTGGGCAAGATGGTGTATCAGCAGCCCGACAAGGTGGTCGATTGGCTGAAGCAGCAACGGCCGGACCTGTTCCCGCAGCCGAAGCTCGACGCACCGGAACCGACCAAGACCGCCAAGACTCCTGAGTTCACGGCCCAGCAGACTTCGAGTCTCGACCCCGAGTGGTTGCAGTACATCGAACGTGGCCGAATCGCTCAGGACGCCCCGGCGGACGTGAAGCGTGGCTTGACGCAATGGTGGAACGAGCAGCAAGTCGCTCGCACGCCGTTGGGCCAGAAGTACGCCGCGATGGAAGCCGAGTTGGCTGGCATCAAGGCGGCGATCGCCAACCAGCAAGCACCGCAGCCGACGCAGGACGTGGACGCCAAGCTCGCGGCCTTCCGCCAACAGGCGATGGCCGAGGACTTCGTGCGGGCCAATGCGGACAAGATGTTCAACGTCGATACCAACGGCGTGCGGACGTGGAAGCCCGATTACCACGCATGGTACTCGGCGCTTCAGGAAGGACACCAGAACGGAATGGGGTTCGACGCGGCATTTCGGTACGCCGAGACAGCCCGCGAGAACTTCAACCTCAAGAGACAACCGGCCGCGCCCGCCACCAGCCCGGCCACGAATCCATTAGCTCAGCGTTCTCCGAACCCCTCCCGGCCGGAACCTGAGCAAACGGTTGACCTGATTCGCCCCGGTGAAGACCTCAAGACTTCGCTGTATCGGCAATTCGGGATTAAGCCGTAGACGATTTGCGTTTCGCGCGACTGACGCTTGCTTGCGGCGTAGCTGACAAGCACGGAGGGGGTCGGAAGCGGGAAGCCAATGCAGCGGCAACAGCCACCTCGCAAGAGCCTGCTTGCTGCTGCTTTTTAACTCACCTCCACCTCCGCAACCAAATGAAAGCAACTGACTCTTAACGGAGGTGAACTATGCCTACGTTCGGCACTAATACCGAGCAAGCGGCTCGTATTCTGCAATCCACGATTGCGGAGTACATCAAGAAGACGCAAGACAACATCATGGCCAAGTACATTTTCTTGGCCGCGATGCGGAAGAAGGGCCGTATCCGAAAATGCTCGGGCGGCGACAGCATCAAGCGGGCGATCAAGCACAAGCGTGCCCCGCTGCACTACCTCACGGACGTGCCGTCCATCCAGTTTCAGCCGCTCAATCGGTTGGCGAACATCAGCCTTCCGCCACGCGGCTTCTGGGTTGGCGACGCTGTGACGTGGTGGCAGAAGTGGATGAATCGCGGTCCCGCCGCGATCATCGACGTGACGAGCAACTTGATGGAGTCCTTGATGGACGACATCGAGTTCAAGCTGGCCGACCAGTTCTACGTGGACGGCAACGCCGCCGCGACGAACCGGGCATGGCACGGCTTGGAGTCGTTCTTCTCCATCAGCGGTGCGGGCGCTGGCACGGCCGGCAACATCACGTCTCGTTGCGGTATCCCTAACGACACGTATGCCGAGCAGAGTACGGCCGTCGGCACGAAGGGCACCTGGAACTCGACGGACCAATGGCCGAACGGCCGTGGCTCGACGGGATACCACTGGTGGTCGCCGATCGTCGGCTTGTACGACGCGGCCGGTTACGGTGGCGCTGCGGCGACTTGGGCCGGTCAATGCTTCCGCGTCATGCGGCAGCTTGGCATCTGGCAGGGTCTTCGCGGCTACAAGACCGATACGTGGGTTCTGACTCCGAACGCCTACAACATTTTCGCGAATGCTGTGGAAGCTCGGGAGACGATCCGCGTCGAACGTGGCCTGTCGAAGAATGGCTTGCTCGTGACCCTCGGGTTCGGCGATGTCATCAACTTCGAGGGCATGGAAGTCACCTACGAGCGCGGCGTGCCGACGGTCGATGGTGGTTCCCGCACGGTCGCCGGCTACGGCATCAACTGGGCGAACGCCGAGTTGGCGCACTGGACGCCGGAGTTGATCTACTCGCCGGCCGCCGACAGCAGCATCGAGTCGATGAGCGACCGCCACTTGGCGCTCACCGTCTCCAACCTGTACTTCAACCCACAGGCGCATGTGAAAGCAGTTTACACGACCAGCAGCGACAGCGCGTTGGCGTAGTTTTTCCACGACACTCATTCTCCTGTTAAGGGAGGGGTACTGATATGGCTTTTGACAATGTTATGCCTTTCGAGCGGGGCACTACGTGGAAGGACGGTAACACGGCTTCCACGGCGGTTCCTGCGGTCAACATTCACGGCGCGATTTACGAGAATCGTGACGATGAATCGGAAGTCGATTACGGCCACCGTTCGGCGGCTCCAATCCGCCTGCGGGCCACGGTCAACCGTTCTGGCTCGACGATCACCTACGGCTACACCGGCCTTCGCTACTCGACGCTAACCAGTGTTGCGCCGCTCACGGCGGTCAACGGTGCGGTGGCGGCGGCGGCGATTGGCGGCTGCTTGGTCGATGATCGTTATTCCAGTGGGTTCACCATCGCGGCTGGCGACATCTTTTGGTCGGTGGCAGGCGGTCCCGTCCGCGCTCGCATGTCCACGCGAGGCGGCAGCATCTCCGTCGGCAACCCGCTCAGTTTCACGACTGGCGCGAAGCTGCGGGCGATGCGGACCAGTGAAGGCAAGATCATCGCCGAGGCGTTGGAAGCCTGCACGACCGAAGGCGTCATCAAGCTCTGCAACGTGGTCCCACGCGGATTCCACGACGAAGTTGTGTAGTAAACCGACCGGCCGTCCCTCACGGCCGGTTTATTTTCCTCCCTCCGTTATCCTCCATGCTCAACAAATTGAAGATCGCGATTGCACGGACGTGCAGTTACCAGACCGAGAGTTATCAGGTCGGGTCGTACATGTTCAAGCTCGGCATCATGCTGGGCCGGGACCAAGCTCTCGGGGACATGGGCGACGCCTACGACTTCATCGACGTTCGCCATCGCATCCACCATAGCCGCAACTCACTCGCACAGCGGGCGCTCGACGCCAACTGCGATTACTTGCTGTTCGTGGACTGCGACATGCAGCCGGACTTTCGACTATGGAACCCATTGCTCACCGAAGATCAGCAACCGCACGCTCGACGGTGGGCGAAGCCGTTCTTCTCGTCGTCGCTCCGTTGGCTGCAAACGCATCAAGGCGGCATCGTCGGCGCACCGGCCGTGACTGGCCCGCCCGAGAACAAGCTGAACGTGTTCATCTGCGATCCGCAGGACAAGACCAAGCATCGGCGGATGACCCACGACGACATTCGCACGATTCCACCGGCGATCATTCCGTGCATCGCGGTTGGCACCGGACTCATGCTGATCGACATGAACGTCTTTCGGACTCTACCGCAGCCGTGGTTCGAGGACAACGAAGACGAGAAGAAGCAAGAAGTGATTCACTCGCAGGACTGCGCGTTCTGCATCAAGTGCAACCAGAACCAGATCGCGGTCTACGCGAATCTGCTTGCGCCCGCCCGACACATTAAGCCGGAAGGTCAAGACCCGCCGGATTATCAGGAGCCTGTATCATGTCCATCGACATCCTGCGAGCCAACGACTATCAACCAATCACCATTGCCAGTGGTGCGACCGGCAGCAGCGTCTTCGCGCTCGGGGGTGCGGCTAGTGCTTCCCTCCACGTCCCGGGCGGACTGAAAGGCCAACTGCGATTGAAACAACGGCACTACGAGTCGGACACGCTGGCGTTCGCCAAAGACAACACGAGCACGATCATCACGCAGACGTTGGCGACCGTAGCGAAGCCGTGCAAGATCGCTCTCCGCTCGGAATTCTTAGCGTGCAAACTTGCCCAGATCGTGATGACATCCGCACAAACTGGCCCCAAGTCGCTAACCATCTTCACTGTGGGCTGATATGTCGAAGCGGAAGATACCGCCACCTCCAACCGGCGGCGATCCAATCGCGATGGCGAATTGGATCATTGAGCACAACAAACGGTTCGCGCCCGCCGACATGGTGGACTTGGGGCGCATCTTGCTTCGCGAGTGCAAGGGCATCAAAGGCTTCGCCAAGATGTTCGCCACAATGCTCAAGGACGAAAACCTCAACGCCCAAACACGCCTCGCCTTGATGAACACGACCGTCACGTTGCTCGGCAAGAGCGCCGAAGCACAACCGCCACGCCGCAACGTCACCGACATGACGACCGAACAACTCGTGTCCGCACTGAAGTTGATCCAGAATGTCAAATCCGAAGACGCCTCGAAGCTGGATGACCCCGGAGATGCTTTTGGGGCTTGATGCCGTCAGCCTCAAGAGCATCGAAGACGAAGCCCGCGCCAACGTCGATAAAGTGACGTTGATGAATCTTGGCACGGCGCGGCGGATGAAGCCGGACCAGACGCATATCCAGTACATCCGGGCCAAGCGAAACCTGAACTACCTGCGCCGCAACGCCGGCAAGATGCTGTCCGAGGTCGTCGCTCGGCACTTCGAGAACGCCTTGGCGCTCTACAAGGCGCTGCCCAGGGTTCTGCCGTTTCATCGCTCGAATGCCCAGACGCGACTCGTGGTCGGCTCCAACAAAGCCGGCAAGAGCATGGCCGTAGCGTCCGAGGTGGCCCGCATCGTTCGTGGCAAGCATCCCACTCGTCAAAAGAACGGCGGCACGATCTTGTGCGTTGGCCTCGACGAAGACCACTTGAACCATATGTGGGAGGACTTGCTGACCAAGAGTCTGTTCAAGGTCGTGCCCGACGAGATCACCGGCGTGCCGCGTGCCGTGCGTCCCGACCCGCTCAATCATCGGCAGATCGACCCGATCGACGAAGCCCGCAAGGAACTGTGGAGAGATTCGCCGCCGTTCATTCCTCCCGAAGAATGGGACTACGAAGGCGGCATCGTCTACCGTGAGCGCGGCAAGAACGTCCCGGCGCAGGTCCGTATCCGCTCGACCGGCTGGAAGATGCTGTTCTACCCGTCGGGCGGTAATCCCCGTCGCGGTATCAGCGTCAACGAGGCCTGGTTCGACGAGGAAATCGCCAACAGTATTTGGTTCACCGAAGTCATGGCCCGACTCATCAAGGCCAACGGCAACTTCATGTGGTCCGCCACGCCTCAGACGCAGACCGAGGATTTGCTGAAGATTCACAACCGCTTTGCTCGCGCCGAACCGGACATCGAGGAGTTCCAGATATTCCTGGAAGACAACCCGTATATGTCGGCCGAATCGAAGCTGAAGCTCTACAACTCGATTGCCGAGTTCGGAGAGGATGAGCTTGCCGTGCGATACTACGGTCAATGGGCGATTCTCGGACGACGAGTCTACAACTTCGACATGACCGGCCCGATGCGGTCGGAAGGCTGGGAAGCATGAGTTTTCAGCAACCGCCCAAAGACGCCATGAAGGTGCTGGCCGTCGATCCCGGCACGGCCCGCTCGGGCGTCGTATTCGCGGCGGTCCCCGGTCCACCGCAAGGCGTCGATTCCGAGAACTACCGGCCGCGACGCATCCACATCTACGGCGAGTTGTTCCTTCAGGGAGCGGACGCCTTCGAGATGGCCAAACAGATCAAGGCCATGCACGGGCCGACGCGGTTCCATGCGTTCATCATCGACAAGAAGTGTTCCGACCAACACCCGCCTGGATTCGACATCTCGATCCGCGAGCATTACAGCCGCGCCTTCGAGGCCAATGGCTTGTCATGTGCCACGACCGGCAGCGACTTCACACTTGGCTCACCGGACGTGGACGGCCGCGAGATGCTGTTGAAAAACTGGATGAAGCCGCCCGACCCGATTATGAAGGTGCATCCCAATCTGGTGCATCTTGAGCGGCAGATGGGCAACTTCTTCCGCATGAAGACCAACCCAACCAAGCGGCCAACCAAGGGCAAGATCGTCTTGGAGAACATTCACTGCCTTGAGTACATCGCGGCCTATTTCGACCGTGGATACCTGTTCTGGGTCAACCCGGATCCGATGACGGAAGACCCGGACTCGGACGACCAACGGGCCAAGAAGATGCTCAAAGACTTCCAGTTGTCCAATTGGGACATGACCGAGGCGGCGATTCGGTACAAGCGACGGATGAAAGAACCGGGCTTCGAGAAGATCGACCCGATCCAGATACGCCAGTGGCGCGATCGACGAAAGCGATTGCTTGGCGGCTAGTTTTTGTTTAGAATTCACACGACCCTCCTTGTCGGCGGCAACTCCCCTCCCATCGCCGCCGTCCGTGAGCACGGACATTTCCTCATCATGGCCTCTGCTGTGGCTCCCGCGCAATTCGTTGCGCCCAAGGTATCGGTTTGCGAACTCGTTGAATTCAACAACGGGCAAGAAACCGAGTGGCATCCCGGCTTCGTGACCTACATCGGCGGCGGCGGCGTGCTGGAAATCACCGCCCTTGTCACCGAGGGCCGCGACCAGTTCGACGACGCGGCAGCCCTCGCCCGCATCATCGTCCGCACACCCTGCCGGCACGTTGACGATCCCGTCACGCAAACCGAAGACTGGCGCAAGTACACCGTCGGCTCCGAGAGCGGCGGACTGTGGCGCAAGCACAAGACGACCGAAGTAGACGCTGGCGACATCGGCAAGTTGCTCGGCGTCATCGAAGCCCTCCAAGATCGCGTCGATGTTCTGGAAACACTCGCCACCCCTCCGGCAGCCCGCAAAAACAAACCGGCGAGTAACGAGTAGTGGACGCCAAGAGCGCCTTTCAAGCGATTGACTCGCTGTGGAAAGAAAAGCTCAACCTCGCGTCGGCACGGAAGTGGAAAGAGTTCGGACAGTACGCCGAAGAGTGTTGGCAATTCTACAGCGGGCCGAACGACGCCAGCCTGTATAAGCAGGGCGATCAACTTGCGCTCGAATCGTTCGGACTCGCCGCCAACGAGCCGCGTGTCGTCGTCAACAAGTGCTTCGAGGCCAACGCCGTCTTTCTGCCGTACCTGCACAATCGCAACCCGACGCGATTGATTACCGACCGCCGCCCCAAGGTTCCGCCGGAACTGAAGCTCGCCACGCTGCCGCCCGAATACCTGATGCAAGTCGCCGCCGACCTGTATCGCCAGGGCGTGCCGATCGACCCGATGAACCCCGTCGCGTCGGCGCAGCAGTACATCATGCAGCAAGAGATGCAGAAGTCGGCGGCTACCGACGCCAACTGGCAGATTCGCAAGATTCTGTTGGAGAGCGTGCTGAACTACACGCCCAACGAATTCGACCTCACGCTGGAAAGCCGCGCAGCTTCTT